GCCTGTAAAGGTTATTCCTGTTCCTAAGACGCTCAAAGCGCCCCGCATCATCGCCAAGGAACCCACCTGCATGCAGTACGTGCAGCAGGGGATCTTGGAGTTGATAAACGAGGGATTCATTCAGGATGACTTCCTGAGGGATTCCGTCAGCTCTCATAGCCAAACGCCTAATCAGCGTGCGGCAGAGAGAGGCTCCCTTGACGGGAGTCTTGCTACGCTAGACCTTAGCGAAGCATCTGATCGCGTTTCGAATCAGCTAGTACGCCTTCTATTGCGAAACCACGGCACATTGAGTGCTGCTGTGGACGCTTCCAGAAGTCGGAAAGCTGATGTACCTGGACATGGCGTTATTCGCCTTGCCAAGTTCGCATCTATGGGTTCAGCACTGTGCTTTCCGTTCGAGGCTATGATCTTTCTGACCGTTTGCCTCGTCGGGATAGAACAGCAGCTCAACCGCCCACTAAGCCCTCGAGATCTACATGATCTCAAAGGCCGGGTGCGTGTCTACGGAGACGATATTATCGTTCCCGTAGAATATGTGCATTCCGTCGTCTCTTCACTTGAGCACTTTGGTGCTAAAGTGAACGTGAACAAGTCTTTCTGGACCGGAAGGTTCAGAGAGTCTTGTGGCAAGGAATTCTTTGCGGGCCATGACGTTTCAATAGTCAAGGTACGCCAGGAGTTCCCAGCACGACGGACGAACGCTACACAGATTACCTCGCTCGTAAGCTTCAGAAACCAGCTTTATTTTGCTGGGTACTGGGCTACGTGCAGGTGGTTGGACTCGGAGATCACTCGGATTCTTAAATATTATCCGGTTGTATCTCCAGAGTCACCTGTGCTAGGCCGCCACTCATTCCTTGGATATGAATCCCAAAGAATGTGTGCTCGGCTACATCGCCCTCTAGTCAAGGGCTATGTAGGCTCGTCAGTGATCCCGAAGAATTCACTTCTGGATCACCATGGAGCGCTAGTCAAGCATTTCTTAAATCGGTCGGAAAGTCCGACCGAGGATAAGGAACACTTGGTGCGTTCGGGACGTCCCCGAGTCGTCAACATCAAACTCGGGTGGTTCCCTCCGTATTAAAGCGGAGGGCTGGCCGCGAGGCCAGGTGGGAGACACAAAGATCTCCAGCGTTCCGCGAGTTAGCGGTAAGCTAGAGATGTCTCCAAGGGAG